CACTCTTATTAACATTGTACCACATACTACTACCGAATGCAAGTACTTTGGTCACACCTAGTTACTAAAGAACTTCGCATACGAATCCTTCTTTTGCTCTCCGAAATGCTCGGTCTCTACGAATGCTTCACCCCGATGCATATAGAAAGTCACCTCATCCAACTGTTTGATAATCAAAGCCAAGTCCGAACCTCTCCATCTACGATTGAGGTCAATGCTATGTACCAACCACAGGAACGCACGATAAAAGTCTTGTGTCTTGTCTGCTATCCCGTGATCCTCTATCAACTGCTGGAACTCAGCCAATCTTTCCTTGGGCGTTACGCGACCCGAGTCCACCCTAAGCAAGGGGGGCATCACCAAGACTTCACCATTGGAAAACATAGCCCTTATCTCTTCTAGCCCTACCTCCATTAGCCCATTAACTGCACGCAGTCTGAACATGCGATCAATGTAGTTACGGAACGACTTGTACCGCTTCCTAACATTGTTAGCCCCTTCGCGGTTGATCTTGTGCGTCTTGCATGACTGCGGGTTGGTCAACAATAAGTCCCCTGACCGGATACGACGAAATACATTGTCCCCCTGCGTGAGTAGCGGGAACGGTTTATCCTCGTCTTGCTCTTCAGTCCTAGCACGAACCCACACTTGGTTATCGAACTGCCAAAAGTGGTTGCCCAACACATTCATCATGAACGCAGTCGTGGTCGGACTTGCCCATCCACCCACCTGTACCACAATATCCCCGTTGGGCTTGTAGGTCACCACATCAGTCTGATACAGGCGGCAGACGATGTCCTCGTTGGGTTGCTTGAGTATTTGCATCTCTTTATGTCTACGCGGGCCAAGCGGTTTAAGTGTAGTCCCTCGTATCGGCTTTATCCCCGCCTCACTTTCACAGGCACGGGCATAGTCGCGGATGCACTCAATATTAAAACTTGCTCTTTGAAACATTCTTCGTCTCCTTCTTTTTGCCTATTGTCTTAGGTATAACATTGTTAGCCATCCGTAAAGATGTTCCTATTTTAGTTTGCCTTATGGGTCTTGCCTTTGGCGGTTTGTTTTTGTGCATCCTTCCTCTCCTTTCGCATGTCTAACCACATAACCACACCGATCCCAACGAATACAAGTATTACAAACCAAGCCAACTCTTGCGCGGCTTGGGCGGCTTGTCCCGACTCGTACCACCACGATGTTTTCATTTCAATTCCTCCGGTGTCTCAACTTCTTCACCTAACTTACTAGCCACATAGCACCGCATCGCCGCGACAAGGGGGGTTGAACCCTCTCCTCTAGATATGAGATTGTCGGCTGACCATTTAGTGGCATACCACGGACTAACTCTTATATCCTCGCCTACACCGATGTAGTCGAGACTGATACCTTCCCGCTCAATGATCGACCCACTTAGTGTCCAATCGGTTGAATAACTTATGTTGCCGCGAAATTGCGGGGGGAGGGCTTCAAAATCTAATTCATCAAATCGCTCTTCAGCCCTAGCCACCGCCCAATCCAACTGCGCACCGCTTAATTCACTCGTTTTCATCCCAATCTCCCTTCGTTGTTAGCATCTATCGTCATCCGTATCTTTACCCTCCTTGTGTTTCTCCTCTGCATCGGCAATCGCTTGCCAAAACTCATAAACAAGGCGGGAAGTACTGTCCCACATCACCATGTCTTTGGCTAACCTATGCTTTTCCATCAGATCCATCAGGCTATCCATTACTTCTACCCGCAACTCCTGTTCTTTCATAAACTCTTCGTTTGTCATCCCAATTTCCCCTCTCTCTTTGCTTGGATTAAAGTATCCTCAATCATCTTGAGACCGTGGATCAGGCAGTCCAAATCAGGCTCGTCTAAATACAATGTCCGATCCACTACGATTTTTGTACCACGCTTCATCTGTACATTGTGTTCGATCAGGTTTTGTGAAGTCACCTTCAACTTGGGCAACGGCTTCATTTCCCCTCCCACCCTTTTTCTTTAATCCAATCTTCTACTATCCTGTCCGGTTCGCGCTCAAATTCTTCGCACACACCCATAGGTAGTCCCGTTGTGTCTGTAAAAAAGTGCATCGCGTGTTGAAGATCCACCCAATGCAACAAGTCCCACATGGTTATCTCATAGCCTTTGATGTCTTGGCACAAGTAACTATTAAATGCCTTGCGTATCTTGGGTATGCTTGGTCGGTTTGGTTTATTCATTTGTCATCGCCCCCCATTCGTATGCCATGTGAGTCCTCGTACACCTCGGTGTCCATGTCGGTTGCCCACACACTAAGGCTCTGAACATCGTTGTCGGCGTTGTCCATGTTGGCGGTTATGGTGTAGAAGTTTCGGTCATCACACACGATTGCCTCTTGTGCATCCTGTCGGCTATCTGCCTCCACCACCAACTCGACCCTGTAATACTGCACCACACAATACTTCTTTTTCATTCTTTATCTCCTCTTCCCATAACAATGCACGCCAAAAAGTACACACAGAACGCAATCAGGATCAGCCCTAGTGCGTCGTTGAACATCCGTAAGAACTCAGCGAACTCCCTCATTTTTATCTCCTTCAAAGTGTTTATTCATTTTGTGCCACGCTTCTAACTCATCCTTGGCACACACATGCGCCATCTCTCCCTTGCCATCATCCGTGACCCAATAGACTATGAACCAATTAACATAGGGGGCATTTGAATCAATCCCCGCTTTAAGCACCCTAACAATGTTAGGCACTTTGTCCATCCGATCTTTCTTTTTGTAGTACACATCGAATCTGATGGGCTTGGACATTTAGCGTGTACTTGCGCTCATCCATAGTGACTATGGTTATCAACTCGGCTATGCGCTCAACAAAGCATGGGCGGTTATTGAAGCGCACCACATCGCCCACGCGAACTTCGCCATCGGCATCAAATAACTTGTAGGTTATGTTTGGGTTGCCGTCGCGTTTGTTCGGTTGTGGATATTGTGGTACGGGCTGTAACGGGTTGATTCTCATAAAAGTCCTCCTCTCACTAATACGCTAGTCAACACATGAGCCACCAAGTACGCCACTAGGGCAAACGCAATAGCGAACCCGACTTGCTTGCTTATATCTCTCATTTGACTAAACCTCCTTTGTTGTTGAGACCGGATAGATCGGCCTTGTTTGTTATGAGCATGTAATTGCTCTTGTGCATCGGTGCTACGCACCACGCCATCCGATCTTGTTTTGCCTTTTCTTCCCCACACCGTAAACACAATTTAAAACCGAGGAACCATCGACGCTCGTCTACATCGTCACCACAGACACGACATAACATTGTTAGCCTCCTGACAAAAGATAAACGGGAAAGACATACCTCTACTGAAGTAATACTATATTGTATCACAATGTTAGACTGAATGCAAGTACTTTGGTCGCAGAGGCGACGGGGGGAATGTTAGGATGTTGGGAAAGCGGGGGGTAATGTGAGGAATGGTTCTAACAAAAGAAATGGCTTAGTGGCGCGGGTTAGCGGGGAGAAATGGGGTTATTGTTATAATGTTAATAGAGAAAAAGAGAGAGAGCGGTTTTTTGAACCTTGCAGAGGTGCGAGAACTGCACTTGCGGAGAGCCTCGAAAACCCGACCCCTCTCGAAAATCACGCTAACATTATAACAATCGGAGAAAACTCAATCAAATCAATGACTTAGGTAATGTTAGAACCTAACAAAAGGGGGTTTGACTTTCCAACATCCTAACATTGTTAGGCCATGCGCTCTCACTTCTCTAAGAACTATCATCCCTTTTGTTTTTACTTTGGTCTGCTTCGTTACGCAGAACCCTCGCGCTCTCACTTTCCTAAGAACTATCATCGCTTTGGTCTAGTGGAAACGGAAAACCTAACATTGTTAGGTTAGGCGCAGGGGGTAGCGCAGGGGGTAGCGCAGGGGGTTGCGGGGGGACAAAAAGAAAAACCCCGCGAATGCGGGGTATGAGGTGAAACGGGGGAGGGTTAGGGTATGTGATGAAAGATCTCACGCACAATTTTGTTCCTCAATTCATCGACCCTTTTTAGCCCTGCGATTAAGTGTTCGGGGATATCTGCTTCGACCCCGTAAGGATTTTCGTTATCGTAGATTTTCAGAATTTCCGTCTCGTGGTTTGTTTCAATCCATACTTTCATTTTTAGCCCCTAACAATGTTAGCCCCCCTTGCGGGGGGGGCATTGGGTTTACTTGATCAGGGATACATCGATTCCCAATTCGCGCAAAGCCGAAACAATGAATGTCTGGGCATTTTTTACCGCATCGGGTAGTGATTCCTGACGGGCGTTAAACTTATAAAGGGCGCTCAATTCCTCAACATTGCGGAGCATTGGGGAGCGTGTGTTTCCGGCTTGAGAATTACCGCCCTCGCCCTCGCCCTCGCCGCCCTCGCCCTCGGTTGCGGCCTTGGGATACTTTTCCTCCCGCCCATACTTGCGGATCCGCGCCCATACGGTTGACGGGTTAGAATGCTTCGCGGCCTTGAGTACCTTATACAATTCGCCCTTTTCGGCGTGTACAGGCTTGGCACTCTCTGCGACATCGGATGCTTCTACCTCGAACCAATCAAACCCGAAAACCGAGTTTAACTGAACCGCATAAGCACGCTCTGCGCCATAAGCCCGGACAACGGCATCGGCAACGGCCTGACGCAATGCATCGAGTGAAACGGGGGCGGTTACTACCTTATTGATATTTTCCATTTTGAAACCCTCTAACAATGTTAGGCTCTTGAAGGGCGGCCTATTTAACCCATGCAATGCATCGCATCGCATGACACCATTATATCAAAATGTACCACGAAATACAAGTTATTTGGAAACAATAAATGGGGGTACCTAACATTGTTAGCCTAGGCCGAACCCGACCCTACCCCGACCCCCCTAATCTACAGAGCAAGGGCAGGTACCCCTATACTTACTAATCTGCACACTAGATACAACGTCCCCGAGTTTAAAAACATAACATTTAACACCCCTAGTTTCTTGCACCTACTTTGATACCCCCACCCCCCTTCAATTTAGCGGCGCTTAACTCGCGGTCCTATTTTTCAAAACACCCCCCTTGTCTTTTTGGATCCTATCCCCCCGGGGGGTATATTTTTTTCCACAACTTTTTATGGACGCTAAATACTGCTTTATGGAGAGTGGTATGAAGATAGCGTTGAAGATTAGGGTAAAGACTTGGTTGATTAGTTTGGTTGTGCTGTTTTAGACTTTAGGCGTGGGGGCGCCTCTTTTTGACGATGGGGGTTATCCAAGTCCCCCACATCTTTATTTCATTGTGTTATATTCGGCACAACTTGGAGCCACAAACCGCCCATTACATGCCCACTGTTAATATTGAACCTACCACCACGCATCCCGTGCCATTTAGTACGGAGGACGAGGTGCCGACTACTTTTGTCGAAGAGGTAGCGGTAGCAGGGGCGACGGCGGAATTACAGGTGGCGCTTGGCGCACCCTTGGAAGTCGATGAATCGACGGCAGAAAAAGAAAAAACTCTGCTCCAACAAGCCATAGCCAAGAAAAAGGCGTCTGGGCTACAGTCCCCAAATACAGCCTTTGCAGCGGCGGCCTTCCTGAGAACATATGGTCAGCAACTTGCTATGGACGTAGCCACGGCCCGGGCGGCTATTACTAATAAACTGATGGAACTGGCTAACTGCGGGGATCCCAAGTTTGAACTGAAAGCCCTAGAACTCCTTGGTAAGCACAGCGACATCGGGTTATTCACCGAAAGATCAGAGATCACAATTAACTATAAGAACCCCGAAGACCTTGAGAACGCGATTAAAGAGCGGGTTAAGCGACTACTTAATGCAGATGTTGTTGACGTTACCCCTATCGGAGCAGACTTAGATGACGTACTTGGGGTGGCTGAAGTACCCGAAAGAGAAATCGGGCCGCTAGGCGATGAGTTAAAGGACGACGGGGAGGCAAATGCAACCATCACTGCTTGACTCCGTGTCCCTAAAGGACATCCCGAACATACTTCCCTTGCTTTCCTCGGCAGACCAAGAGCGGCTACTGGCTGAGTTGGACAAGTTAGAAGAGTTAAAGAACCAGAAAATTTGTCAGGAGCGCTTCATTAAGTTCGTGGAAGCGGCGTGGCCCTCATTCATAGCGGGAAAACACCATACCAAGATGGCTGCGGCGTTCGAGCGGGTGGCCCGGGGGGAGTTAAAGAGGCTAATTATCAACATGCCACCCCGGCACACTAAGTCTGAGTTCGCGTCATACCTGCTTCCGGCTTGGTTCCTAGGCAAGTACCCCCACAAAAAAGTCATTCAGACCAGCCATACGGCGGAGTTAGCCGTGGGCTTCGGGCGGAAAGTGAGAAACCTCGTTGATCAGGAAATTTATACAAGACTGTTCCCGGGAGTTGGGCTACAGGCGGACTCTAAGGCTGCTGGCAGATGGGCGACTAACAAGGGTGGGGACTATTTTGCTATTGGTGTCGGTGGTGCGGTCACAGGTAAGGGCGCGGACCTCCTCATTATTGACGACCCTCACTCGGAACAAGAAGCCGCCTTGGCGGAAGTGAACCCCGAGATCTACGATAAGGTCTATGAGTGGTACACATCGGGTCCACGGCAGCGTCTCCAGCCGGGTGGAAGCATCGTTATAGTGATGACACGCTGGTCTAAGCGTGATCTGACGGGGCAAGTGCTCAAAGCCGAGGCCCAAAGGGGCGGTGAAGGCTGGGAAGTTATTGAGTTTCCGGCGATATTGCCCTCTGGAGGCCCTCTGTGGCCTGAGTTTTGGTCTCTGACTGAGTTGGCAGCCTTAAAAGAGGAGTTACCTAACTCAAAATGGATGGCTCAGTACCAGCAGAACCCCACTTCCGAGACAAATGCCATAGTTAAGCGGGAATGGTGGCAAGTTTGGGAGAAAGATGATCCACCAATATGCGATTTCACCCTGATGGCGTGGGATACAGCCTTCGAGAAGAGCCAGCGCTCTGACTATTCGGCGTTAACTACGTGGGGGGTGTTCTACCACCCGGATGACACGGGGGTAATGCAGGCAAACATCATACTTTTGAACGCATTTAGGGATCGGATGGAGTTCCCAAGGCTAAAACAAGAGGCGATTGACCAATATAAAGAGTGGGAGCCGGACAGCGTAATTATTGAAAAGAAGGCTTCAGGGGCACCCTTGATTTATGAAATGCGAGCGATGGGCATACCGGTGCAGGAGTTCACTCCTACCAAAGGCAATGACAAAATTAGTCGTTTGAACGCCGTGTCAGACCTGTTTGCCTCTGGTAGAGTCTGGGCACCAAACACCCAGTGGGCGGAAGAAGTAATTGATGAGGTTGCAAGTTTTCCTGCGGGCGAGCATGATGACTATGTGGACTCCGTGTCCCTTGCGTTGATGAGATTCCGCAAGGGTGGATATTTGCGTACCCTATTGGATGAAGAAGATGCGCTGCCTTCATTTAGACGGAAGTTTGAAGGCTATTACTAAGGACAAATTATGGCAATTGATAAAGCACTAGGACAGGCACCAGTAGGGTTAGATCTCGCAGAGATGGAGGATGAGCCTGCTCTTGAGATAGAGATTGAAGATCCCGAGGCTGTGCGTATTGGCATCGACGGTAAGCCCATACTGGAGATTGAGGAAGTAGAAGTTGAAGACGACTTTAACGCCAACCTCGCTGAAGAGATGGACGAGGATGAGTTGACCGAGTTGTGCGGTGACTTAATTGGTGAGTTTGAAGAGGATTTATCTAGTCGCAAGGACTGGATGCAGACTTATGTAGATGGCCTAGAGTTGCTCGGATTAAAGATTGAAGACCGGACAGAACCTTGGCCGGGGGCGTGTGGTGTTTATCACCCGCTACTAAGTGAGGCGCTGGTTAAGTTCCAAGCCGAGACAATCATGGAGACCTTCCCATCGGGAGGCCCAGTTAAAACGCAGATCATCGGCAAAGAAACAGCCGAAAAGAAAGAAGCAGCGGTTCGTGTTAAGGATGACATGAACTACCAGTTAACCGAAGTCATGGTTGAGTACCGGCCTGAGCACGAGCGGATGCTGTGGGGCTTGGGTCTGGCTGGTAATGCGTTCAAGAAGGTCTACTACGATCCATCGCTTGAGCGTCAGGTGTCGCTATTTGTCCCGGCTGAAGATGTCGTGGTGCCATATGGAGCGTCAAATATCCAAACCTGTGAGCGCATCACGCACGTAATGCGTAAGACAGAAAACGAACTGCGCAGGTTACAGGTAGCAGGCTTTTATCGTGACGTAGAACTTGGTGATCCAGTTGATTCATTCGATGAGGTGGAAAAAAAGATCGCTGAGAAGATGGGCTTTCGTGCCTCATCCGATGACAGGTACAAAATTCTTGAGATGCACGTGGACATCGATCTCCCCGGCTACGAGGACAAAGACGAGGATGGGGAGCCAACGGGTATTGCTCTGCCTTACGTCGTTACTATCGAAAAAGGCACGCAAAATATTTTAGCAATCCGCCGGAATTGGAACCCAGACGATGATCTTAAGCAAAAAAGAAATCATTTTGTCCATTATTCATACATCCCGGGATTTGGTTTCTACGCTTTTGGTCTTATCCATCTCATTGGCGCTTTTGCCAAGTCTGGTACTTCTATTATTCGCCAACTTGTTGACGCAGGTACTCTCTCGAATCTCCCCGGAGGATTCAAAACTAAAGGTCTTCGGGTTAAGGGAGATGATACGCCAATCGCTCCGGCGGAATTCCGTGATGTAGACGTAGCCTCCGGCACTATTAAAGACAACATCATGACGCTCCCATATAAGGAGCCAAGTCAGGTGTTGTATACCCTATTGGGCACCATTGTTGAAGAAGGTCGTAGGTTCGCTAGTGCAGCGGATCTGAAGGTATCCGACATGAGTGCTCAATCTCCTGTTGGTACGACGCTGGCTATATTAGAGCGCACGCTCAAGGTGATGTCAGCCGTTCAGGCTCGGATTCACTACTCGATGAAGCAGGAGTTCAAACTCCTTAAGACCATCATTCGTGACTACACTCCTGAAGAGTATTCGTATGAGCCGGTAGAAGGCCCGCCACGGGCTAAACAGTCAGACTATGATGATGTAGATGTGATACCGGTTAGTGACCCCAACGCGGCAACCATGTCGCAGAAGGTTGTCCAGTATCAGGCGGTTATGCAGTTGGCCCAGCAGGCTCCTCAGTTATATGACCTGCCTTATTTGCATCGGCAGATGCTAGAAGTATTGGGTATTAAGAACGCTGCCAAATTAGTTCCGATGCAAGATGATCAAAAACCACGAGATCCTGTTTCCGAGAATATGGACGTAATTAAGAATAAGCCGCTCAAGGCTTTTGCTTATCAGGATCACGAAGCCCATATTACAACCCACCAAACGTTTATGCAGGATCCAATGACTGCACAGATGATTGGTCAAAACCCAATGGCAAATCAAATGATGGCGGCACTACAAGCCCACATCGCCGAGCACTTTGGGTACATGTATCGCAATAAGATTGAGCAACAGGTTGGGGCGCCGATACCGACGTTTGAGGATGAGGATAAGCCGATTCCAGAGGACATTGAGTTTGCTCTATCTCGGTTGGTGGCTCAGGCATCTCAACAACTGCTTCAGCAAAACCAAGCCGCTGCTGCACAACAGCAGGCACAGGCTCAGGCACAGGATCCAATCATCCAGATGCAGATGCAGGAACTTCAACTCAAAGGTCAAGATCTCCAGCGCAAAGCCGTTAAGGATCAGACAGATGCCCAACTCAAAGCGGCACAACTTGCGATTGAAAAAGAAAGAATATCCTCTCAGGAGCGTCAGGCTCAAGCACAAATTGCGGCTAAGAATGAACTTGAAGGAACAAGAATTGGCATTGAAGTTGCCAAAGAAGAACGGTTACAGGCTAACCGAAATGAGTTAGAAGAAGCCAGACTTGGCGTTCAGATAGCCCAGATAATGAAGCCGCAATCCCCCAAAAAGGAGAGTAAATGAGTAGTGACTTACTTAAGTATCTTTCAGACAAGATACGAGAGGAAATGAAGGTAATCGAACAGGATGCTGTTTTAGGTAAAGCCAAGGATTTTGGGGCGTATCAATACGCCTGTGGCATTTATCGCGGACTTCTGATCGCAAACAATATTCTTATTGAAACAAAAGAAAGGATGGAAAAAGACGATGACTGAACTCGCCATCGCTACAGAAGAAGGTGAAGTAAGTACTCTGCCAGACACAGACGAACGCAAAGCCAAGCAGTTACCGGATCCCTCGGGATACCGCATTTTGTGTGGAATTCCCAACATTGAGGAGCAGTACGAAAGCGGGATTCTTAAATCTGACATGACTCTTCAGCACGAAGAACTTCTCACAACGGTTCTTTTTGTGGTCAAGATGGGGCCAGATTGCTATAAGGACGCCGCAAGGTTCCCAAGTGGGCCTTGGTGTAAGGAAGGGGATTTTATTCTCGTGCGCCCCCACGCAGGTACACGGCTAAAGATTCATGGTCGTGAGTTCCGCATCATCAACGATGATTCTGTCGAGGGAGTAGTTGAAGACCCCCGTGGAATCAGCCGCAAATAGGAGTAGAACCATGCCATTACCAAAAGAAGCAGAAGGAAAACCCGAATTTGAGTTTGAAATAGAGGGTGAAGATCAGGGTAAACCCGTAGAAAAAGAAGTAGAGGCTAAGGGAAAACCCGAAGTTGACATCGAAATTGAGGACGACACGCCAGAGGAAGACCGAGGCAGGACGCCGCTTCCCAAGGAAATTGTCCAAGAATTAGAGGCAGACGAGTTAGAGGACTACTCTGACAAAGTAAAGATTCGTCTGAAGCAGATGAAAAAGGTTTGGCATGATGAGCGCCGAGCCAAAGAGGCTGCTTACCGCGAGCAGCAAGAGGCTATTACCCTTGCTCAGCAAGCGATTGAAGAAAATAAACGCCTAAAATCAAGGTTGTCTGAGGGAGAGAAGTCCTTCATAGACACGGCAAAAAGCGCTGCTGAACTAGAGATGGAGATGGCTAAACGAGCCTATAAAGAGGCTTATGAGTCTGGAGATTCTGACAAAGTGGTGGATGCGCAGGAGCAGTTAGCCGCCGTTAACTACAAACTCCAGCAGATAAAAAACTACAGGCCCTCTTTACAAAATAAAGAAATTGCTGTAAATAGTCCTCAAGAACAAGTACAAGTCCCTAAACCGGATCCAAAAGCGAGTTCGTGGCAAGAGCGAAATCCTTGGTTCGGTACAGACAGACTGATGACGAGTTTGGCATTAGGGCTGCATGAGGACTTGGTTGCCCAACACGGTCAGGCGTATGCGACGACTGACGAGTATTACCAGCGTATTGACAAAACAATACGTGAGAAATTTCCCGAAAATTTCGGGGACGAGATTAAAACGACTAACGGGGGCGGCAAGCCCGTTACGCGCACCGATAGACCTGCCACAGTGGTTGCTCCGGCATCGCGTAGCACATCCTCCAAAAAGATAGTGCTTAAGCAATCGCAGTTAATGATTGCGAAAAAATTAGGTTTAACCCCTGAGCAATATGCTCGGGAATTTGCGAAGACACAGGAGAACTAAAATGGCAGAAAACAGACTTGCACGCGAACTTGAAAGCCGATCCACCGTAGAGCGCCCCAAGGCTTGGATGCCTGCTTCAGCATTACCGGAGCCAGACAAACAGCCGGGTTACGCATACCGTTGGATTCGCGTTGCCTCACAAGGGCAGGCCGATCCCAAGAACACATCTTCGAAGATGCGTGAAGGATGGGAACCTGTTCGGATTGAAGAGCAACCTAAGTTCCAGATGTTAACTGACCCCAATAGTCGCTTTAAGGACAATATTGAGGTCGCCGGACTGTTACTCTGCAAGATCCCTGTTGAGTTTATGGAACAGCGTAAGCAGTACTATGCTAAGGCTCT